AAGAAGAAGTTCAAGGAAAAAACTATAAAGATATTTTGTTTAATTTTATTGCTAAAGCTGAAGATGCTAAATTATACAAAAGTATGTTAGAAGGAAAAAATCCTGAATTAACAGCATACTTACCAACTCCAAATGATGTACAAACTATTGGGTTCGGTAGAACTAGAGGTGTAACTGAAGGCATGAAAAGTACTTTAGAAAAAGAAAAAAATAAATTAAAAGAAGAACTTGAATTGTTTGAAAAAGAAACTATTAAAAGTATTGGTCAAAATCAATTTGATAGTTTAAATCATAATCAAAAAGCAGCAGTAATAAGTTTAATTTTTAATGTTGGTCGAAGTGCGTTTGATGGAACAAAAGCACAAACAGCTTTAAAGTCAGGAGATTATAGTACATTTGTAAAAGAAGCATTTGACCCTCAACTAGGATTTACAAAACAAAGAAACGCTGCTGGAAAATTAGAAATTTTAAAAGGTTTACAAAATCGTAGACAAGCAGAAAAAGATTTATTTTTAAGATGATACTATACAGAGAAAAAGACTTAGATGAAGCTTACAAGATAGATTGTAAAGCTCGTACTCGTAATAACATGCCTTGGATAAAGCGAGAAGATTTTAGAAAGATATATGAAGACTTAATGGATTTGTATATGATACAACTAAGCCCTAGACAGCTTTTAGAAGTCGAAGAGATTCCTGAAGTAGTTTTAGATTCACTAAAAGGAATACTAAATAAAAGCTTACACTTTGAACCAGAGGAAAAATAATGGGCTTTCCTTTTGAAATAATTACTATGCTTGGTTCTACTGTTCTCAGTGGAGTTATGAGTATCTGGGCAGAAAGTAGAAAGGCAAAAGCAGAAGAACAAAAGCTACTTATTTCTAGAGGTGAGTTTGAAATGAAAGCTATAGCTGCTGCTCGTAATGTAGACAATGTAGGCTTTCAATGGACTAGAAGAATTATCGCACTAACTGCTATCTTTGCAATCGTAGTACTGCCAAAATTAGTTGCAGTCTTTGCTCCAGATATTTCAGTCACAGTTGGTTATACACAATTCAAACCCGGATTTTTATTCTTTACTCAAGATGTAGAGATATTTAAATGGATAACATTTGAGGGTTTAGTAATAACTCAATTAGATACAAACTTAGTATCGGCTATTATCGGTATGTATTTCGGTGGTAGCTTAGTAAAGCGATGAAAGGATTAGACTATATAGGCATAATAGAAACAGTAGGAATACCAATGGTAGGTGCTATTGGCATGGGGTATTTAGTATGGCTAGTAGTAAAGTTTTTGATGGCAGACATTCATAAAAAATTAGATGTCCAACATCAAATGATTGTTGCCTTGATAGATAGAATCAGGCAAATGGATAATGATATGATTCGGATTGATGCCATGTGTAGAGCTGCAATGGGTCTAGACCCTGATGTCAGCCGAATAGCCAGAGCAGACGGTCAAAAAGACCAACGCAAAGACTAACTCATAAAAACTTTATCAGGTGCTGAATGGCTTGTCTATTCGGTAGAATTAACTATTTTTCACAGGAGGTAAAAGAGTGAGGACAGACGAAACTGTATGCGTATTATGCATAATGTTTTGGGTTGCTTGTGGTATGTTTTATGCTACTGTAACTTTTTAATCCGTATTTTGAACACGGGCATTTAAACAAGATTCAATATAACTATGTATTTCATCAAGTTTAACTGTAGCTTCTCTTATGATAACCCGAAGATTTTCATAGTCTTGTCGGGATAAATATTTTTTAAGTTTCGCTATGTCAACTTTGGTTCTTTCCGTGACAAGGTTTCCGCTTTTGTCATATAGTAATCTATAAGCTAAGAGTTGTGCTTCATTTCGTTTCGTTTTCATTGTTAAATCCTGTAAAGGTTAATTGTCCATAATCACCTCTCAGTCCGGCTTTTTGATATGAGGTAGCTCTACCTTCAAAAAAGTTTTGATGCTCTACTCCCAACACATCATCTAACCATCCTAAAGGATTATCTTTCTGATTAAAGTTAGGTTTAAGTCCTAACTGTAACAGTCTTCTATCAGCAATGTATTTGTTGTACGCATACATTTCTTCTTTAGTTAATCCTTCAATATCTCCCATTTCGAATACTAAGTCCAAGAACTTTTCTTCTAGTTTTACCATATCTCTACATATCTGATAGATTTCTTTTTTAAAGTCATCTGTCCAAATATCTAAATTTTCTTTGATAAATTCTCTAAATAGTTTAGTCATTGCTTCTACATGTAAGCTTTCATCTTTAATAGAGTAAGCCACAATCTGACACATACCTTTCATCTTTCCATATCTTTGAAAGTTCATGAGTATAGCGAAGCTACTGAATAGCTGTAAGCCTTCCGTAAAGGCTGAATAAACGGCTAAAGCTTTGGCGATAGTCCTTTTATCAGACTTAACAGTTCTAAGGTCTGTAATGTACTCATGTTTGTTAGACATTTCTTCATACTCTGCAAAAGCTTTATACTCCATTTCAGGCATACCAACAGTATCTAATAATAAACTATAAGCATGTTGATGAATTGCTTCCATGTTGCCAAAGGATAACATCATCATTCTAGCTTCTGGAAGTTTAAAAAGTTGCATGTACTTTTCTACATATCCTGAAGCAACATCTACATCTGATTGCGTAAACAATCTAAATATTTGAACTAAAAGATTCTTTTCTGAATCAGTCAACCTTTCATTCCAATCTTTTACATCAGTATGTAGTGGTACTGACATAGGATGCCAGTGCATTCTGTTTTGTAAATCGTAATACTCAAACATCCAACCATAGTCAAAAGGTTTGTAGTAATCTCTAGTTTTTAATAGACTCATTAAAATTCCTCCTGTATTATTTTTAATTTCTCAGAAGCACTAGCATATTTTTTTACAAGTTCATCCATAGATTTGACCACATTAGGATGGTCTGCTACGGCTACTTTATGCTCAAAAAATATTTCGAGATTAGCTTTAGCTTCTGCTTTTTCTGCTTTGTATTTTGTTTCTAGAGCTTTATACAATAGTGCTCCTGAATATTTAGTCATATTATCCCTCACAAGCAATACATTCCACTTCATCTAACTTAATTCGTGGAACTTTAATGTTAACATTCTCTGCAGCTTTAGCAGCATCAGACCTAAAATAGTAAAGTGATTTTAATTTATTCGCACCGTACCAGTGAACATCACTAACATACTGTAAGTATTCATTGTGCTGTTCTTGGTCTTGAGTTGAGTCAGGTAAGATAAAAAATAAATTAACACTTTGACTTTGACATATAAACTCTTGTCGCTTATACGCATGTTCGACAACCCAGATTTGATTTATCTCATCTGCGGTTTTAAATACTTCTTTTTCTTCTTTTGTAAATAACTTTAACTCTTGTATTGACCCACGATTATCACTAATATCTTGCCAAACTTTCTTACGCTTTTTAGGGTCGGTTACTTTTTTGTTGATGATTTTTTCGAGGCTTTTATTTCTAACTTTGTAGCTTCCAGATAGCGTTTTGTGAGTGAAGACGTTAGCCCTGATAGGCTCGATGGACGGAGAAGTTCCCCCACAAATAATACTGGAACTAGCATTAGGTGCAACAGCAAGGAGATGGCAATTCCTAAGACCAGAATTAGAAATATCAGGAGCTTCCCCCCGTAATACAGCAAGTCTTCGAGATGCAAGAACAGCAGCTCCTTTGATGAACTTAAATAATTTATAGTTGATTCCAGTCGAGAAGATTCCCTCAAAGGGAATGTTTTGACTTTGTAAATAAGAATGAAAACCCATTGCACCAAGACCGATAGACCTTTCACGATAGGCTGAATAAGCAGCTTTTGTAAAACCTTCTTTACCTTCTTTAATGTGTTTTTTAAATCTTTCATAATTTGCATTATAACCTCCAAGTGAATTTAAATCGACTGCATTTTCAATAAAGTGTTCTAGCACATTGTCAAGCATAGTTACTAAATCATCTATAAATTTATCATCTTTAGACCATTCATCAAAGTGTTCAAGGTTGACACTTGACAAACAACAGACTGCAGTTCTTTCATCATTAGTAGGTAAAGTTATTTCTGAACATAAGTTACTTTGTTTTACCTCTAATCCTAAATCTTTTTGTCCTTGTGGTAGAGCATCATTACAATTATCTATATTAACAATGTAAGGCTCTCCAGTTTCTGCTCTAGCATCTAATAGTTTAGACCAGAGTTCTCTAGCTTTAATAATCTTAACAGCTTCATTTGTTTTTGGGTCAATCAATCGCCAGTCATCATCTTCTTCTACAGCTTTTAAAAATGCATTAGTTATGTTGACTCCATTGTGTAAATTCAAACACTTCCTATTTACATCACCGCCAGATTCTTTTCGCATAACCATAAACTCTTCAATCTCTGGATGTGATATATCCATGTAAGCAGCATAACTACCTCGTCTAGTTACCCCTTGATTAAAAGCTAACATCTGCGAGTCTACTACTTTCATAAATGGTATTGAGCCAGTAGACTTACTACCATTACTTGTAGGTATGCCGTCACTTCTAACATCTCCCCAATAACCACCAATACCACCACCAGAACTAGCTAACCAAATGTTTTCATCATAGTGGCTAGATAAACCTTCACGATTATCAGGAACATAATTAAGAAAACAACTGATAGGTAATCCTCTAGTTGTACCGCCATTAGAAAGAATAGGAGTAGAAAACATAAACCAAAGATTAGAAACATAGTTATAAATTCTTTGAGCCATGTCAAAGTCAGTTTCTTCTTTGAATGTCGAAACAAATACTGAAGCTCTAGCAAAAGCTTCTTGTGGCGAAGTTTCGTTCTGCCATAAATATCTATCTTGAAGAGTATCTAAACTAAACTTGTCTAACTTTTTATCTCTGTCATAGTTTATAATTATTCCTAGATAAGGGTGCTCACCTTTTTTCTCCATTCTTTTCCTCCTGTCTTAATATGTAAATTGCTATCATTGTATAGTGTATAATTTTTAGTAAATCATCAACATTTTTACCATCTTTTTTACCAAACCTCATGGCATATTTCATAATGTTACCCATAGTAAAACCTTCGCCATAACCGGCATCAAGTATCATATCGGTAGCTTGATATTTTCCATGTGAATAGTGCTTATCATAAGTACCATCAACATAATGTTCTATCATTTTTAATATTATTTTTTCGTCAAATTTATAATTCATTGTCTTTCCATTCATCAGGTAAATTGCCTTCATAAAACCAACGGAAGTCGTTAGCTTCTGCCCATTCAGCATGAGTTCTTTTACTACCATCTCTTCTTTTCTTAGCTTGAGGCATAGGGGCATAAGGTTTTTGAAAAAAGAAAACTAACTCAACATTATCAGGTAAAGCATCACGAATGTGAATGTATTTACTATATTCTGCATAATCCCAAAACCTACCTTTAGCTTCAATTAAAATAACCTTTTCATCATCAAATACTCTGACAAAATCAGGTTCGTATTTTTTAGGAATATTATAACTAACCGTATCGTAATGATGCAGCCACTTATTAAATAATCTTTGATGTATTTCGTATTCCCAATGACTGTCATAGCCTCTAGGAACACCTGCTTCTTTTTTAGGTCTTGGTTTTCTTGGTTTTCTTCTTGCCATTTTTCTTTACAGTAGAGTCATAGTTCTTAGCAAGTTTCCAATACTCTAAAATATTATTAAACATTCCTAAGTGTTTAGTGTGTGATTCTTTATCCCAAACATGATACAAAATAATATCAGTATCTTTTCGGTCTACAAAAATAGATACTCGTTCTGCTTTTTTAAAACCACAACCTTGAGCATAGGCTGAAAGTTGCATACCATGTTCATCATAAACTAATTTAGCAGGGTCTTTACCTTCTAAGTTATCTTTAGTTTTAAAGTCAATAAATATTCCTGATTTAGAATATAAATCGACCTTACCACCATAACCTTGTGTAGCACAAAAAGAATCTTCTGCTATCCAATCTTCATTAGGAAAAGTTTCATCTAACCAATCTTTAATAATTTTATAAGGTTTAGTTTTCTCTTTACCTAAAAAACCTCTTTCAATCATGCCATGTATTTTAGTACCTTGTTCTGCAGCTTCAATACTAATCTTTTTAGAATCATATTTACATCTAGCAGAAAACTCGTCCAACGATTCATCTTCATGTTTTTCTAAAGATAGTGCTGAGTTTAAAGCCTGATTTATTTTCCAGTTTTCTAAAGATGGTTTAGCTATCATACCAATAATCGTTGTGACAGAGGGTACTAAACCTAGTGTTTTAGCATCTCTTAACGTGGTATTTCTTTCCCTACCATTAGCACCAATGATAGTGTACATCGGTTCTCCTTCTTGAGTGTACCAATGCCCTGATTCGGATGTGAACTTATTATAGTTGTCCGGTTTGATTAAGTCAAACTCTTCTTCGTTTTTATTACTTTTTGGTATCATCATCTAACTCCTTAAATGCTTTTATTACATCTGTTGAAAATAATTTAGGTAAATTAACTAAGAACATTTTACTAGCATTATGGTCGCCACCACTTACAGTTTTAAAAGTATCTAATTTATCTACAATCTTTTTGAGTACCTCAGTTTTGAAAACCAAAGTACAGTATTCTTCATCCCCAATACAGAGGTTGTGAAACCAATAATCTGATTCAGTAGCACGAATACCAGAAGGTTTGCCCCAAGACTCATACTCAATACAAATATTATTAGTACCTACCCATATATCTCTTTCTGATTTAACCTCAATCTTTTTGTTGGTTAACATCTCTGCTATTCTATCTTCTCGTATAGAACCATATTGTAAATCAAGGTCAAACTTTTTTCTATCTTTCTTAGTGGGTTTCACTCCAGTTCCCTCCTAGCTTGTACTCGCCAGTCAAAGCACATCTCATGCCTAACTGCTTTCCTGCTTCTTCAATACATTCAACACCCATAAGACCAGTAAATTCTGCTACATCTTCTTTAACTTGCATCTGCCATTCATCGTGAATGTTAGCAACAAACTTAGCATCAAGTGTATTTAATTTTATTTTATTATCAAAGATACACATAGCTTTCTTCATAGCTATCGCACCCCCACCTTGTAGTAAAGTATTTAAAGCAGCATGTTCATGTCTAACATAAATCTTTCTGCCGTCTAAACCTTTTAAGAATCCTCTTCTCGAAGCTTCTCGAACTCGGTTCGTAAGAGTTTCAAGTGATGGCAAGTTGGTAAGAAAACGCTTTCTAAGTCGTTTACCATCTTCTCTATTTCCTCCAACCACTTTTCCAAGCTTCTCATCTCCTGCTCCGTAGATGAGGGCATAGATGAAAGTTTTCGCCTTATCTCTTGATTCAAGTCCTGCAAGTTCCTGATTTGTTTTGTGTATATCGCCATTGATAACCTCGTCAATATATTGTTCGTCATTCATGTAGTGAGCTAACATTCT